GTTTTACATCGTCCGACAGATGTCCTTTACTGTGAAAGGATAAGTCTTGGGTCTTCACTGAGAATCAGTGGAGCCTAATTCTGACCTGCTTTGCTAAGCAAAGCTGAACATCGAGGGTTTTTCCTCTTGTTTTCTAGCTGATAAGGCTATAGACAAGATTGAAACCAACGCTCGATCGAAATCACGTACGGCTTCTTGAGGATGTCGCGGAAGCAGTACCGAAAGACTAGAGCGCTCCAAGGAATGGTTAATAGTAAGTAACTTATCCTTGAACCGTTCTAGAGACTTCCGATACTGAGTAACGAGCTGTTCACGCATATCGTAGAGATGTTTTGCCTTAGCTTCATCTGTCATCTCTGACACATGAGGCTGAGACATTGCATCCCTAAGCTCTGCAGTGATCAAGACATCAATAGGGCCTACCTCTAATACTTCCTCTACGGTTGTATCATAGCGTAGGTCCTGGAGAGTCTTAGACAGTGTCGTTACTTCGGAGACAGTGTCCTCTAGAAGCATTCGCTGGGAATGTGCGTTTCCAAGGAAAACCTCTGAGTACGAGTTTACCTCATACTCTCGGTCACCAAGGAGCACGGACCCAGGGAACACAACTTTTGGACACTTTTTGAAATCCAGAGTCCACCTAGGAAGTTTGACTTCGTCACATATCATGTCTAGGTCGCGGTCTGGCTTGAGGACAGTATCTCTACTGAAATCAATGTCAGCCCACTCCAGCATAGATAGTGCGGATTCGTACTTCTCTTTCAATTCGGGATGTATCCGTTTCACATTAATGGATTTAGTGTGAGCGAGGTACACCTTCGAAACGAAAGGTAGGGAGACTATGGATGTCAAAGTCTTTATTCGAGCTTCGACCTTACTAAGGGTTGACTTATACTCTTCGAGTATAAGGCCTTGGTAAGTCCGGAGACCGAGTAAAGAATCTCCAATATCCTTAACGCTGCTCTGAGCATAGCGTTTCAGGCTCATACAGAACAAGGGTAGCCCAGGACTCACCAGTCCTGAACCAACCTCAATAGCTGTAAGTTCTTGAAGTCCCTTCCCAAAGGCTTTCGAGCCAGAGAGAAGGGCCCCAAAAACTAGCCCTGAAACGTAATGCACAGCATTGTGAACCACCCCTGATCGGCGTGCCGTTTCCACTCTTTTGGTAAGAGACGGAATCAGCGTAAACCGCAAGACTCTGGCAAAGAAGTTATCTGCCTCGGGATCTAAGTATCCGCGTACCATCGCCTGATAAACCGCACCAAACCGGCTTTTGGCCGAGTTGGAGGCGAGTTCATCCGCGAAGGAAAACGGACTCAGATTTTGCTCTCCAAGAAAAGACTGAGAAGCGAAGTTGAAGAAGCCCTCACTTGACGTGAAGGACTTCGG